ATTAAGGAGTCCGACAATGAAAGTTGATTTTGATTTTATCATTTACGCTAGTGCAACTTTCCTAACTGAGCATCTACCCGTAGAAGCCGAACAATGGAATGAGGATAAACTGTATAAATTCTTAACCGATCATGCCTATGAACCATTTGAGTTTTATAGTGGTGAAGAAATATGGGAACAAATAACTACACTAGCTAAAAACCTTGAAGAAGATTTTGATTGGAAAGATACAACGTGGGAGTCCGACAATGCTAACTAAAAAAGAACTAAGGGAACGTATAGAAGAACGATCTAAAGCAATATATGAAATGCTCTTTTACGATTCTATGAGTGAATGTATTGAAGATATGAGACTTGATCTTAAATGTATGTCTAAAGCCAAAACTTTCAAACAAATCTGTGAACTACAAGATAGAGATTACAGAGAAGAAATACGCATATTAAAGGAGTCCAACAATGGCTAGATATAAAGCAAAAAAATATGTTCTTGAATCAATATGGGAAGAGCAAACAGTAGAGTGCGAAGCTGATTCTATGGAAGAAGCTGAAAAGAAATTTTTAGACAAAGAATATGACTTTGATTACGAGATCATTTCTCATCAAATGGGAGAGCTAGAAGAGACTGGTTTAAAGGTTAATGTTGAGGATATAGAATTAATTGAATCCGAAACAGAGGAGTCCGACAATGAGCGATAAGATCAATCCACCTTATTACCGCAAAGGAATAGAAACGACTGATTATATTGTTTCTCATTCTATGAACTACTTAGAGGGCAATATCATCAAGTACGTTACCCGATACAAGGATAAAGGCGGTATTGAAGATTTAAAGAAAGCTGAGTGGTATCTTACCCGACTAATTAAAGTACAAGAGTCAAACGAACTCAAACTATCTACTCTTGAGGAAATAAAAGCCGAAGAGGAGATATTCGAACAAATTAAAAATAGATTAGGAGATAACAATGAAAATAAATGAAAAGAAATATAAAGAATTACAGTCTATTAAGGATACTCAAAAGGCTATGGATTTTATTCTTACAAACGACCCGTTAAATGTTTTAAATAAAAAGGAGATCAACAATGAATCTTAAAGAACTAGATAAAGCGTGGCGCAAGAATTGCCCCGAAGAGGCTAATGGATTGGTTAACAAACGTAAGAAAGGCAACAGGTGGAACAGAATAGTTGAGTCCGCTAAAGCTAGAAATGAACTTAAGGAGAAAAGCTAATGACTAAAACGTGGAAGGTACTCAGAGAAGAAAAGACAATGAAAGAATGTACTGTATTTGATTGGCAAGATGATAATTGGACATCTGTAGATACCGAAGAAGGAGAAGTATGGGATATGAACTTATACAGGGACGATATAACAAACGAGTGCCGACTTGTTTTCTACCCTACATACATCAACGACGAAGGTATAAGAGAAGTTAATACAACAGGATATGCAAAGTGTTACAAAGTTATTGAGGAGAAAAGCTAATGCAAATCGTTGAATGTTTGAAGTGTAATAATCACTATTTTGAAGGTGAACAGTTTATTAGAAAGTGTCCTTTTTGCGGAAATAAAGATACCGAACAAACAATCTACCTTTCCGAAGAAGGAAGTATTTATAAATCAATTATGAAGAATAAAACCTAATGACTCCCGACTACTTACTTTCTATGGCCTTAGTATCCGACTTGTTCTCAATCGTAATACCTGTCTTAGATCCTAGTAAGTCCTGGAGTCTACGCTCAACCTCTTCCCGACTCATCTGATCTATTTTACCGTGCAATACTTCCCGACGATCAACGATAAGTCCCCCGACTTTAAGCAACAGTCCTTGAGCTTGTATGGCCGCGTTAAATGCACCCCGACCCCAAGCGTCATCCCTTAACTTATACAAGTCCTCGACTGCTCGTTCATGCGTTAGCTCAAACTTTTTCTTAGCCTCCGACATCAATCGTTCATACTCCCGACGTACGTGAGAATACTTATTGCCTTCTCGCATATACCTACCGATAACGACAGGATTCTTATATCCCGCCTTCTTAGCGGCCTCTGCAAACGATAATTGAGGATCGTTGACTGCGTTCCAGACTAACAATCGTTGTCTCTTAGTCAGTTGCTTCTCATTCGGGTCCATGTACTCAAAAGGCATATCTTCGACATCCTCTTCTAAGGTTTTATCTATAGTAACACTTTGTCTTATTCTTAAATCTTTTGCAGGCATATTACTCTTGCTCCTGGAAATTCTTTGCATATCTTAACAACGAGTTCCGATTCTAACAAATCGACGTATTCTGGCTCTAAGTTCTCTCTGATATGTGGTTTTAGTTTTGTCATACTTAATTGTGTTTTGTCAGAGTTTTGTCACACTTATCCTGACAAAACTATAAATCCTCCGAAACCCTGTATTTATAAGGTATATTTATTTTCTAATATATATATTACTACTATATATAGTACTTTTGTCATACTTTCTCTTACCCTCCCTTTACATTCTCTACATTTTGTATCCACACTTTTAGACAAAGCCCCATACCCTGACAAAACTGACAAAACGCCTAAAGTGCCTGACAGCTACGTTTCAAGGCCAATAGTTTTGTCACGCTAATCGTCATCTTTGACAAAACCCGTTATTTCGGGGTCAAAATACTGATTACGCTCGATATCCAGGCCGAAACTCTCCGACAGTAACCGCGCAATCGAATCAAGGCCGTTTTCGGGCTTAGATGCGTAATTAATGACTTCACATACGCCATACGCGAATATCATCTCTGCGACCATTTCGGGATCCGCGCCTCTGCGGACAAAATCCTCGAACAACGCGTCTAGGCGTTCTTTTCCTTCGATATGACTGGGATTACGTCTGTAGTTGTTTAAGTTTACTAATTTTAAATCTGTCATACCGACAGTATAGCCGATTATTCTATTTCGTCGTAGGCTTCCGAAAGGAAGACAGGTTGATCTTTGCCGATATACGCGCAAAGTACGTTAAAATCTAGGTACTCGATTGCTTCTTCGCTCGTCATACCGTCTCGTTCTACCAAGATCTCAACACACTTCTCAACCGAATAGATCAGACGTTCTTCCGATACGACCATATCGTAGGTCTGTCCTATAATTGCTTTGTCGAAACCGTCTGCTTTTAACATATTAATAAGGGTGAGGTACTTCGTTGCTGACTGTACCTCGAGCCATTTGTTTACCTTCTTACGGAGAAAGAGTGCAACTGCATATCTATTATTTTATAGAAGCCGTATGTAGTGCTTCTCTCGAGTTGTCGGGTTGCGTCAATACCTTTACGTATTTCTTGTAACGCTTCCCTCGTTTAACTTCGTAGACTGTTTGCCACGTGTACTTATTGACCATCTTCATTTTTAAGTACCACCAAGTTAGGATTCTCTTTGATAAAGTTCAGACTGTCCAAAACATATTCCTTGTTGTCTGCACTTAGTTTTTTAAAATTCGATACGATCTCTCCGATCAAGGCTTCTTCGTTCATATTGCCCCCATATTCTGTTCTTAAATTATACTGCATCTAGTGTGTCCCCGCTCTTTTATATACCTTATCGTATAGTTCATCCCACCTGGCTTTTGCAGTTTTAGGATCCAGGTCTTTCTCGGGAAAGTATTGTATCTCCCCATTTTTGTTTTTTGTATAATTTACAACGGACCCGTCCTTTAAAGTTAGTTTAAATTTTTTTGTCACTTTCACACTCCAATATATCTTGATGTATTTCTCGTCTGACAAGAACCTTAACATCTTTATCTAATTTAGTTCTGACTTTTATATCCGATACTTTCGGCTTCCAAAGTTTCCAATTGTTCGCTTCATGTACAACCGCATCTTGATAACCGTACTCGACAGGTTCCGTATGATGTTCGGTAGTGATGTAGAAACTATTCAAAATCATCCCGTAACATTTCTTCCGCCATATCCGCGCGGCCTGACAAGGTTTCGTCAATCGTAGTCTCCAGGTCGTCTATCTCTTGTACGATAGATGAAGCGGCCCACTCGGGCGCGATACGTTTAACAATAGATCGCACGTTATCCAATATCTCTTGATAACCTACGTATTCTTTTACTTTGTATGAACTACTCATCTGACTCAAGCTCGTCGTCGCGTTTTACGTCTCTAATCGTATCAAGTACGACACCCAATCCTATTATTTCGTTTGGCGCGCAATCAAGAGCCATTTGAGTAAACAATCTCAACCCCGCGTGTGCAATCATCGGCGTACCCAAAGGTTCGGCTTTTTCTATTGCATCCAACAGTTCAAGATTGAAATCGTTATATAGTTGTTCTTCGTTTATTTTTGGCTTTGCCATATCTTTCTCCTAAGTAATTTACAGATAGTATATATATTTTCTTTACGCGTGCAAGTTTTTTGTTTATGATTGTATAAATTAATTGGAGAAAAAAATGAGTGAACTAAATAATCTAATCAACGAAACCCTGTCTGAAGAAGCAAAGGACCAAATCGGTATAGTCCAACCAGACCATATAAATGAACTGTTTGTAGACCTACAATCTATCAATAGAATGTCTGAGGCTATGATGTATATACTGCATCATCATCCCCACGTATTTGAATTGGCTTACAAGGAGGTCTTAAAAGATGACAATAGGTAAACCCATTCGTTGCTACCCTCTAAAGAAGAAGGACGGTAAGTTTGTGTACTTGCCTTACGACAAGACTGAGTTTGATATTACGTTTGTCGGCGACGATACAGAAATCAAAGCGGTCCAGGAGTATTGGCAAGCCATACAAAAACCCGAATACAACCCACGCGAAACGGTCAGTCAAAACCTTATGCGTATCAAAAACGATATAGGCTATTGGCCTGAACCTTTTTACAACGACAACGTGGTGCAGACCACCCTGTTAGAATACGAAGAAGATTCACCCTTTATAGATATGTTCAAGAAGCAAGCCGCTTTTGAGAAACGACAAAAGGAAGAAGATACTAAACGAGTTTACAGACCTAAGACTTGGGATGTGGATGATGACATACCTTTTTAATTGGAGGATGAAATGAAAAGAACTGAAAAATTTGTAGATGAAATATTGGAAAAAAATAAACAAAAATTGCAAAAAGTAGCTTACGGAGCTTTGCATGCTTATTTATTTAAAAAAATAAACCATGAATTAGTAGAACCCTCCTCATACCGACAAGACCTTTGCACACCTTTAATACAAGATATAAGTGAAAAGATTGATTTGTTTTTAGTAGCAGAGGGTTATAACAATGGAGAAAAAAATGAAAGCAATACCTGAACTAGAACAATATGAACCAACCCAGAAAGGCGACGCGCTTGTTGTCTTTGATATACCCAACGAACTCTACCACTCTGACGTGGGTAAGAGTTCCAGCTTCTTTCGTAAGTTTGGTGAAAGCCAAATACACGCGCTTGAAGTAGAACAAGAAACGACCAAAGCAATGGAGTTCGGTACTGCCGCTCACTATATGCTAGTGGAGGGCGACGAAGCCTTTCATAATAATGTGGGCGTAATCTTTGGATCCCCGTATACGAAAGCCAATAAAGAAATGAAACAAGAGTTTATTGACAGAGGCTTAGTCGTTATCAACGAATCCGATATGCACGCGATCAATCAAATGGATGCCTATATGATTGAAGAAGGCAAGATGTATCTGGACGGCGACGGCAAGATACCCGAGGCATCTTTCTATTGGTTTGAAGACGACGTCTTGTGTAAGTGCAGACCAGACATCATCTGTAAACCGCAAGGCCCCCATCAAGATTACGAGATAGTCGTGGTTGATTACAAGACCACCTATTCTTGCAGTCCTGAGTCGTTCAAAGAATCTGTATTGAAATACGGATACGCAGAACAAGCCGCCTGGTACAGAAGGGGTATGGAGGCCGCGGGATACAAAGTCAAAGAGTTTGTCTTTGTCGCGCAAGAAAAGAAACAACCCTACGCCAGTAAAGTCTTCAAGATAACCAACGAACAAATGGACGTGGCTTGGCTGACTATGGAGAAACATCTACACGCTTATATGCGACATCTGAAAGGTGAAAGGCCAACCGTATACAACAGCCCTAATGTTGTTACACTTGATTTAGATGGCCAAGATTAATTCCAGAAACAAAGGCGCTCAGTTTGAGAGAGACGTTGTACGTATACTCAATAACTTCTTTATAGAGGAAGGTATAGACTTTCAAACTAAGCGCAACCTTGATCAATATCAACAACGAGATCTTTGCGATCTGCAAATACCCAACCACGCGATAGAGTGTAAGTTCTACAAAGAAGGCGATTGGGTAAAGCCTGAGTGGTGGCGACAAGTATGTGCAAGTTGCGAAGATAACATCCCCGTACTTATCTACAAATACAACCGCAAACCGATACGAGTTTGCATACCTCTGTACGCGATCAATCCTGATTGGGTACGCGACAACCAAGCTATAGCCGTTATGACTGTGGACGATTGGTTATCTATCTTAAAAACGAATTGGGATTTATACGGTAAATAAAATAAAGGGGTCGATTGACCCCTTTATTCTTCAGTAAGTAATTCGCCTTATGTTGATTAAAACCCGTATCTACGACTCTTCATTACTTGGGATTACGCCACCTGTCGCCGCAGCTTTTTATTGTAGATACCCAAATATGTATTGTAAGTGCTAGGTTGAGCTTGGCTCTAACGACTCCTAGCGTAGCCGAACGATTACAGTGAGGGCTTGTTTAGGGGAGCTGCCTCACCTGGAGAAGCATCGTTTGATTCATCCATGCTTGGTGGTAAGTCTACCGCCTTTGGAGCAGACTCAGTCTTCAACGGCAAGAACGATTTGATTTCGTTGCTTGGACCGTATTCACCAGTCTGATCTTCAACAATGACGACTCTCGCTTCAAAAGTTTTGTTTTGAAACTCCCAAGCAGTCTTGGGAACTTCTTTGAAACCAACGGCTTTTGCTAAACGAGCAAAGTCGTTATTAGCGTAGCCTCTGATTTCTTCTTGCTTTTGTTTATCGTCATTTACATACCAGAGGTTAAAGTTTTTTCTCAACCTCCACCCAGCGTAGTTATCACCCGTTACTTCGGCTTCTAACTTCAAGTAGTCGTTACCAGCCGCAGACGTTGTCTTTTCGCAAGACAATATTACGACAGGGTAATCACCCTCTGGAATTGCAGAGCTACTCTCTGCGGCATCCAAGTCTATATCCAATCCTTCAAAGTCACTCATGCTGCACCTCCTGCAAATCCGAGTTTGTTTATTACACTAGCCAGATCGGGTGACTCAAACCCGTCTAACTTACCTGAACGATCCTTGGCTATATAGTTCTGACCAATTCTCGTTTGCAACCATCTTGTAGTGACGGTCTTACCTTCTTCATTTTCTTCGTCAAACGTACGAAGAACCAATACTTCATCAAAGAAGTAAGGTATCTGCGTAGGAAGTTTGGCGCCAACCATCATCGGTTGGTAATGATAGGCACCTGTCTGCTCGTCACGTTCTCTGCTTTGTTTAGCAATGAATATAACGTGGACAGGTAAATCCCTGAACCTACGCATCGTTTTAATCATCACTTCGATGACTTCTCCGTACGCACGTCTAGGATCTTTGCTTTTGGCCTTTTCTTGCGAAAGCAAGATTTCAGCCATTTCCGTAACACTATCAAGACAAACGGTATCGTATTGTAGTGTTCCGTTCTCAAGTAGTTGAGCTATCTCTTCTATTTCAGAAGCTTCCTTAACCTCGATTGCATCAAGATCAGGGGCATCCTTAATAGAGAGAAGACCACTCTCCATACTAACGACTAATGTTTTACCAGGAGCCGTTTGACAAAGAGTTGTTTTACCCGCACCACTTTCGCCATACACTAAAAGTTTGGCGCCTTGCGACTCAACTAAATCGCTAGGTGACTTGATGCGGTCCTGAATACTAATGTTCATATTTTTCTCCAGTTGTTAATGTAAATGTTTTCAGTTACAATCACACGAAAACATAATTACACATATAGTATACATGAACAAAGCAAAAATCAATAAGAATCAATGGAAGATTAATTACTTCCATAGGCAACAACAATTGGTAGAGAGAGAACTGATGGATTTATACAGTCAGGGACTTGAACCAGCATATAAGGAGCGTGAAGTGGAACGAGTGAGTTTAAGTAAATACATAGAGTTTGTAGGGATCGAAGCTGCTGCAAAGTTATTCGATTGTTCTACACATACAGTCAAGGCTTGGAGGTATGGCAACAGACAGCCATCAACGGATCAGGCCAAAAAGATTATTGTGGCAACTGAAGGTAAGTTAGATTTCTTTTCCATCTATGGTCCTATAGATAGCGAAAAAGAAGATACAAGTGAAACGGTTGAGTAGTGTTAAACGTCAAAGCGTCCGCGCAGGATTCTGCGTTGGAACTCGCTCTTGCGTATGCGGAAAGTGGCTACAGCCCTGTTCCCTTACTACGCCATAATAAAGTTCCGCCAAAAGAATTAGGCGGATGGCAAAAGTTTAAAGAACGACAACCGACGACAGAAGAAATAACAAGATGGTTTCAAGGCCGTGATGACCTTGTCGTAGCTCTGATATGTGGCAAGTTCATTGTTGTTGATGCCGATACACCAGAGGCAGTCAATTGGGCAGAAACCAATTTACCAAACACACCATGTAAAGTGGCAACGGGTAAGGGTATGCACTACTACTACAATAACCCTGAAAACTTTACGACTTATGTTGCCAGAAGAACCGATACTTCAGATCCCGCAAAACTTATAGATATAAGAGGAGAGGGTGGTCTTATTATTGCACCTTATAATATTCACGCGACAGGTGCGATATACGAGCCTAAGTTTATAGAGGAGTGGGATTGGCATGATACTAACGATCTGCCTGATCTGACCAAAGAACATTGGGTGATGATTACGGGTGTTGATAAGGTCAATACCAAAAGCATATCGCAACCTTTTGAACTGACGGGTGTAGTACAAGGCAGTCGTAACGATAACGCGGCAAGGCTGGCTGGCAATCTAATAGCCAAAGGTGTAACTATAGAGATGGTGGAGTTTTTTGTTCAATCTTGGAATCAACAAAACAAGCCACCTTTACCTAGATCGGAGATATCAACTACAGTAAACTCTATACAAAAGACACACGATAGAAAGAACCAACAAGCGCCAGCTTTCATTCAACGTACCTACAACGTGAAAGAACCAATAGATCTCTACGAACCACCAGGCATACTCAAAGATGTATACGAGTATTCTGAGGAGATAGCGCAGATACAACAACCCGCTCTATCTCTGCAAACCTCGTTAGCTTTAGGGTCTGTTGCGCTTGGTCGTATATATAAGACAGATATGAACAACTTTTCGTCTTTGTTCTTTATGTGTATTGCCAAATCAGGACAAGGTAAAGAAAACGTCAAGACGGTAATAGAAACCATATTAGAAGGAGCTGGGTTTGAAGATTTAATGGCGGGTGACGGTTATACGTCTAGTGGCGCGGTATACAGTTTACTGCGTCACAAACCAACACACGTCACCGTTATGGACGAATTTGGTAAAAGGTTAGAGTCTATATCCAAATCAACCAATTCAAACAAGGAAGACGCTATACAGGTGCTTATGGAGGCTTGGGGACGTTGTCACGGCACGTTAAGGCCAGATAACTACTCTATGATGACCTTTACCCAAAAACAGCAACAGGAGGCTTTAGATCGTCATACAATCAAACCAGCGATTACTTTGGTGGGTATGTCAGTTCCTAGAAACTTTTACGGCGCCTTATCAACAGGACGTATCGTTGATGGATTTTTGAACAGGTTTATCGTTGTTGAATCTAAGCTACCTAGAACCGTAGGTAGAATGGTCCCGTATATAGAACCATCCTACAAGGTATGCGAATGGGTTAGGCAAGTTAGGGCGCCTATAAACGATATGGAGGAGATAGCCAGAGACAACGCTGAGATGAATCTCAGTCAACGTGTGATTGCTTTTGATGACGAATCAAAAGAACTCTTGAACAAATTAGCTTACGAGCTTGTGGATCAACAGAACAAACTGGAGAAGGACGGTTTAGAAGTATTACTCTCAAGAACGAGAGAGAAAGCAATGAGGTTAGCTTTGATTTGCCAATTGGCAGATAGACCTAACTCAAAGAAAATAACTGCCGATATGACTAAGTGGGCAATAGACTATGTGTATTACTACGATCAACTGATGGTGGCTACGTGTGAAGACAAGGTAGCTGGATCCGAAATGGAAAGTCGTATCAAACAAGTGTTAAGTTTTATAAGAACGCAAGGGGAAATGGGGATCAGCAAAAGAGATATTGATCGTAAAGAAATATTTAGATCAATGAAATCTTTTGAGGTAAAAGAAATAATAAACAGATTAATAAACGCTGGAGAAGTACAAGAGAAGGACGTACGCGTGAAACAAACAGGCAGACCGATGAAACGCCTAGTCGCGATTGATCCTAATTTCTTCGACGATTGATGGAGGTAATTATGATGGCCAAGCCAAAGATGGAAACGATCAACGATCAAAAACGAGAGGAACGTGTAGCTGGATTTATAGAGGGATTATGGGGAGTTAGATGTCATAAACTGCCAGTCTCTTACGGACTGGACTATTGGTGTGAAAGTAAAGGCAGTTCTTTTTGGATGGAAGTAAAGTGCAGAAGTTTTGGTATCAACAAATACGAAACACTCTTACTCAGCGCATCCAAACTAAGAATGGGAGCTGCTTTGTCCCTTGCAACGAACAGACCATTCGTTCTGGTGTGTGCAATGACTGATAGTGTGTACTCACATACTTGGGATAAAAATAAAGTATATGACGTCAGGTTTGGTACAGTTACCGAACCGCAACTGCCAGAAGATTCAGAACCATACATACATCTTCATAAGAAAGACTTAACGTGTTTATCGGATAGTGCCTTGGGATTTGATAGAGACGAGCTTGGATTAACTTAACAGCTCTGCTATTTCCTGATCTCTTGGATTAGGTAGTAGCGTTGGTCCAATTCTAGTTCTAGCTCCTGTCGGTGCTTGTGATAGGTTGATGTCAGGTAAATCTAATTCAATTTTTGCAGGTACAGCCACTTGATTTATAACTTCTCTAGCTTGATCTGTAATTCCAGTTTCTTCTATTTCTCTTGTAATGTCTTCTGTAGCCACTCCAGTTTCTCTAAATAAGGCAGAGAATCCTCCGATACGTATTGCTTGCTCGACTGCGTCAAGAACCTGACCCATCGCGCTTTTGTCTGTACGTGATAGTAAAGAGACTATTTTTGGATTGGCAAACAAAGTTTTATAGATTGTTAGCGTAGCAACAGTCGGTAATAAATTTAAGTTGAAGAAACCAGCCGCTAACGTACCAGCTACAATAGAACCCGCTCCAGTTCGCTCCGCTCCTGATACTGTAGTATTGATAGCTCTAGCATATCCCCGTAACGCTTGTGACAACTCTTTACCAAACATCGCATCTAAAGTTTCGTCTCCGTAAGAGTTTAATGCTCTTTGGAAGTTTCCAGGTTTAAAAATCTCTGTAAGGTCTGTACCGCCAGGTGTAACAGATTTCTTAATAAGTTCTTCCAATGCTTCGTCCTGAACATTTATAAAAGCCTCTTCAGATATTTCGTTACGAACTTGATTGATAGCAGCAGCTGAATTAGGTCTGAATATGGATTGTGTAATAACTTCAGGTGATGCGTTTTCTATGTTTGCTAAAACTCTGTTTTGTTGAAACTGTAACAATTCGTCACTTGCTTTTGCTTTTGCAGTAAGAGCGTTTGCAAAATCTTGAAAAGTGGTGCCTACATCATCTGTAGGTCTAACGGGACCCACTACAGGGACTTCAGGCCCAACAACTCGTATTTTGTCGGCCAGTTCAAAAACTTCTTTCGGTGCTAGTTTTGGACTGTAGGAATTAAACGTGTCTAAAGCTTGCATCGTTTTGTCGTAATTGTTGCCAAGCAAAGGTCTTAGTGTAGCTCCATATTTTTTTATGTTGCCAACGTATTTACTTGGATTGAATACACCTGTTGTTGGATCAGTGGCAGTATCTACCGCATCCTTAAACAACCTTCTGACCAATTCCGTTCTTAGATAGTTTTTAGTCATCTCGCCGTAACCAGTACCTTTTACGGTATCTTTGCCAGCCGCGTTCAAGATGTCTTGCATATCACCAGATCGGTTTGCTACCACTATTTGTGTATATACATCGTCAGCATTTATAGTGTTGTTTTTTATTTTTTTGACTATCGCATTATTGAAAGGTTGTATTTGTTTAAAATAGCTTTCGTTTAATTTTTTTAACAAATCAACTTTGTTTCTTAGCAGTTGAGGATCTCCAGCTTTGCCTGAAATAATTAAAAGATTGTCTGGTAATTTATAAATTATTTCGTCTAACTTTTCCGCTATGTCTTTTACAAAAAGACCTTGTTCACCTGGGTTCAAACCAGCTTGCACTCTTGAATTAGCTAAAGCGGATCTAGCCTTTATGAGTTGACTAATAGTGGCTCCGCCTTTAAAAGCTCCCTTTTCGATGTTTTTTTGTAATCCCAATACTGTTTTCAAACTTATGTCGTCGTCCAGAGCTGTAATTAAGGGATCGTCTGTAAAAATCCTTTTTTTAATATACTCATTTAGATCGCTTAAATCGGCTTTGACTTTGTTTTCAAATTCTGTTTTTTGTAACACGTCAAGATCGTCAAATATTTTATTGTATTGATTTCTGAAATCGCTTTGTAGAGTGTTGTAAGAATTTTTGATGGTATCCTGTACGCTCTTACCAAGCGCTGCTTGATCTGTGGCTTGCATAATTGGACCAAATCCCCCTGTCTGCTCAGACAAGTCTTGCATCATTTTGTTGAGGTAATTGGTAACTTCATTTTGAGACTTTTCAAGTTGCGCTCGTCTGGCAACTATTTCAGATTGAGCTAAACCAGCATCCTCTATACCTGTAGCGTTATCCAAGGCCGCTCTACTGTCTGCTAATTTTTTTCGTAATTGAGCCAACATCGCCATGTTATAATCAATCAAACCACGTTCTCTACCTTGTTTACCCGCAATCGTTTCACCAATACCTTGCATCCTACCTGGTATCGCTCTGCCTAAGAATTGTTGCGATACAGCTGCTCTAGCTCCCAAGTCAGTTATCTTTCCTTCTTTAAAAGCTTTAGCAATATCTTTTTCGGTGGCCAGTCTTCCTAGGTCTTGGTCTAGTTTCAACACGTCATTCATGTCGTAACCTTTACTTACCACGTAAGCGTCTCTGACATTTTCAATAGGTGCTTTTTTACCAAAAAAGGCCGCAAAGCCCGTACCGATTGCTTCGCCTATACCTTGCCCAAAGAATCCGTATAGGAACTCATTTTCCATTAAGTCTTGTATTTCTTGATCTGATTGTAATTGAAAACCTTGTTGTACTTCTAAGGCTTCCTCTGCACCTTTACCACCTGCCGTACCTATACCAGCTGCCACCATTCTAGAAAATCTTTCGTTTCTTAAAAGTTTTTTCAAAAGACTTACGCCTCTCAAGTGAGGTGACAAAGCCGCGACCGCTCCAAATACGGGACCAACCACTCCAGCAAAATCTAAAAAGTCTCCAGAGCTAAAACCTCTTTCGTCAATGACAACATTCTTGTCAGTAATATCGCTTTCGTCGTACAAACCCCTTTCAACAAGAGTCTTTTGACCCTCTGGGGTTATGGCTAGGTCACCTTTTGTGTTGTATGTGAAACCTCGAGAACCAACGTAGTTTTGCAGTAGTTGTTCTTTTTCAAGTTCCTTTCCAGACTGGTCGCGTTTTTCTGCCAAACCCAGTAACGATCTTAGTTTTTTACTTTTAAGACCTTTTTCGTAGTCAAAGTAGTACGCATCAAAAGCTGGTGACGCCTCTTTTTTTGCAAGTTCAGCCTTCAGTATTTTTAAAGCATCTTGTTGATTGTCTGCTTGTATCGGAACCGTTAGATCGTCCGTTACTCTGAAGTTAAAAGTAGGCATTTTAGTTTCCTAAATTAAATAGGTCAGAATCTCTAAGATCAATATCAATAATCTGGCTCATGTCTATTTTTGACGTATCGCTTATTTCTGTATTTATAATCTTTTCTATTAGGCTTGAATAAGGAGTTATAGCTTTCACGCCTACGCCTTGATATGCAGGATTCTGCACTATTTCGTAAGTTGAGGATATGGCTCTTTGTTTGTCGCGGTTATTTTTTACTAAGCTGGATCTAGCGTTTTTAAGTTTTTTCAAAATTTCTTTTGGATCACCAGTTAAATCCAAATCACCAAAGACCCTATCAACAATGTCTCTATCTAAGTTTGATATTGTTCTGCCTGATTCGTTGAGTATTTCCCTAATACTTCTTTGTTTGACTTGTTCTATATAATTTTTAATTCTCGTCGCATCTGATACGTTAGGATTAGGGACTCCCATAAATGCAGCAGCCTCGTCTTTGAATCTAGCAATCCTACCAGGTAAGCCTGTTATTGGCACATCATTTTGCAGTGCTGCTTCAAACAACGCTATTGCATCATTCATTATTCCAATTGAAGCTTGTGTACCTTCATAATTTTTTATATTGTCACTCAGTTCAGTTGTCATCGCGTTGAGAGATTTAAGCTCTGAAGGTTTCAAAGGATCAACTTGTCCTTTCTCTATCATTTCTTTAAGAAGTTCTGCATCTCTTTCTGCCTTAAGTGCCTCTTCTTGCGCTCTTTCTTCAGCAGCAGCTGCCGCTCCTAAAGCAATACCTTTACCAAGCTCGCCTTGGGTAACTAGACCTTTACCTATGTTTCTAACAAAACGTAGGAAGTCAGGGCTGGTTGTAAACTCAGCAAAACTAACTTCTTTTGATTTAGGTGGGGGAGGTACTTCTTCATCTACAGCACCTGGTAAGCCAGCACCTGCATCTGGTTGATCTCCTACATCTTCTTGATCTCCTACGCCTGGTGGTTTTCCTGCAACCGCTGCATCTGCAACAGATTCTGGTTCTCCTTCAACGTCTTCTACGTCTTCTTCAAACACTTCCACTTCAGGTTTTTTAGGAGTTTGTTTGTCTTCTGTAATACCAATTTCTTCCAAATCTTTTGCAATGGTTTCTCTGCCGCCAGCTGCTCCAAGTACCAATATATCAACCTCTTCTGGATCCAAACCGCCCCTAGCCATGTAACCTGGCCCAAAACGATCTTTTTCAAACAGTTCTCTGGCTCCAAGCTCAGTGTAAAAAGGATTGTCTGCACCTTCTTGACCTTTACCGCCAAAGAATCCTGCTATACCTGGTAAAGTCCGTTCAGCCACTTCACCCAATACATCTCTTGCACCTCTACTTAAAGCGTAAAATGCACTTCCAAAGTCTTCGGGGCCAAAAGTACCTCCTCTTCTTTCCTCGAGAGTTTGATCACCTCCAAACATTCTGAAATAACCTGGTTCATCTGTTGCAATAAACTGTTCTAGCGCTTTGTTTACATTCTCTCCACGCTCTATGTCGGGTGAATTGTAAATTCTGTAAAGGCGTATACCTTGCCCTCTGCCTTCTTGTATGTCTTTTATACCTTGAGAAAAATCAATTACACGCCCGTCACTTAGTCTGATTTCATTTGGACCTAATTTTTTTTCTGGCTGTTCATCCCCTTCTACAGTGATGTCAGTATCCATCAATCCTTGTAAGTCTTCAGAAAAATCTACAACTTCAGGAGTTGCCGCTGGATTAAGTGTGTCACCTTGTTGCGCGTAAGTACCAAGTCTAGGGTCAAGAGAAGGGTCAGCTGGTGGTAAACGATCTGGAGCTATATCTACAGACGTGTCAAAAGGCCCTTGAGCCATTTCATCTAATCTTTCAGGAGTTAATGGTCTTGGTCCTCCAAAGGGAGGATCCGTAATCATCGGGTCATCTTTCATCGGACCACCCACTTCTTGCGCTATTCTTTCAATGGTTCGTAAACCAACATCCATCGGTATGCCTTGTTGAGCAAAGTCTTGTTGCAACACTTCAAAAATTTGTAAAGGGCTTAAGCCGCTCGTAGCGTAGTTAGCTATCAAACGTGATAAATCAGTAACTGGTGAATTTACTGCATCACCATTTGCAAACATTTTTCGTTGTAAAACATTCATTAGGTTGTATAAGTTCCTCCACCAGCGTAAGGATTGTATTGTCCGTATGGATTACCGTAGAAAGCAGCAGGAGTTGCAGCTCCGCCTGCGGTAGCGGCAGTTGATGCGGGATCGCTAGAAGTTGTGGTTTGCGGTTTAGCAAAGTTAGCATACGTACTCAAAAAGGTTCCAAGTCCAGCACTTAATGGATCAGCTGGCGCTCCGTAAGTTGTAGCAACTTGTGTTCTTCCGCTTTGATATGTGGGCAAAAATCCTCTGACAAATTGAGCCGCTTGTGTTGGAGCCATTCTAGTTTGTATTGCTTGTTCGTATTCTCTGCCAAGCGCAGTATCAGTGAGACCCCTAGCTGTAGCGCCTAATCCTGATAATTCACCTCTTGACCTGATACCTAGATCAACCACATCTCTTCCTAATCCCCCAATTCCAGCACCGTAACCAGCGATATCTGATCCTATAGTTCTCGCTAATCCAGCGCGTCTGCCGCCTATTCCACCCAACTGTGTTCCAAATCCAGCTAACGTGCCAGCTAATCGCTCTCTAGCTCCAGCTTGTCTACCAAACTCTCCTAACGCAGCCTGTTGCGCTTGTCCGAATCCTTGACTTCTAATACCCGCTAAAGCTTCGCCAAGACCTCTACCTAACGCAGCTCGTCTTTCATCAGCACTCAGTCTAGCTCTTGAACCAAAAGCAGATTCGCCTCCTTGCGAAATATCTCTTGTTCTTGCATCTATATCTTGCAGTTCTCCGCGTTTGAACACATCCTCTATTGTTTGTTGTACGACTCTATCTTCAAACGGATCGTAGAATTGCCTAGTCAATCTGGGATCAAACTGCATACCAGCAGCACGTCTAGCCGTATCAGTTGCAGCTCCCAAATAAGCTTGCTCGCCAGCAAAGTAAGGTTGCGCCAACTGTCCAGCCCTACGAGACATTCCCATGCCTTCTTGATAAGCTCTAGTGCTGGCATCTAAATACGGTTGATATGAACCTAAACCACCATAAGCACCCTGCATAGCAGCAAGTTCTAACGGAGACAGTCCAGCAGTCTGTCTTAGTATTGCTGGTTGACCAAAAGCCCTGTTAGCTGCGGTTATAGCTTGAGAAATTATGCCTGGTGTATCAGGAGAACCAAAATAAGCCTCTCTAACAAAAGGATCGGATATTACTTCATCTCTTGCAATATTAGTTACGATTGGATTGATAGCTTCTGCCATTACATTCCCTCAAATATATTCATTAACTCGCGCATGTTTTCTACGCCTTTTTCTCTTGAAGGTTCGCCACCTTGAACCAATTCAATACCTGACTTACCTTTTTTTAAATCGTAAGCGCCAGCGCCTCTTGTAGCTTTGGCCGTCATTACAAATTCACCATCACTTAACATCGCTGGTATATCATCAGAAGTGCCTGTACCTGGCCCGATTGATTCTCCGCCTTCTCGTAAATCTAGTTCAGCCACTCCGCCAACTGCAAATGCTTGTCTTCCTGCTCCTTCAACATCCAAAACAGCTGGTTTAGGACCTAATCCAAATTCGCCTCTTGTTCCACCTGTTCCTAGTTCTTTTGATAATTGGTACCTACCAAGCTGATCCATCATTACTTGAGGAGTTTGAGCTAAACCACCAGCTCTACTTTTTGTATCGTCGTATACGGCTTTAGCAAGCAAACCTGTCAGACCAAGACCTAATCCGCCACCAGGAAAGCCTCCAGCTATTTGTTGCGCTCCTTTACCAAGAAAACTCAAAGGACCCGTACCTTTGTTAGGGTCTACGTTAAATAATTTATCTGCAATACTATCAGGTCCAAATAATCCGCTAAATTGTGGTCTTGAAGACATCATTTGATTGTATTGTTCAACTGAAATATCTTGCATCGTATTTTCATTCCTATAACCAATCACATTTCCGTTTTGATCCATAATAGGAGTGTATTCATCTTGTTGTCCCGCACCCATACCTCCAAACAAGCTACCTATACCACCAAGTACATTTTTGAATAATCCTTTTTTATCAGCTCCAGGCAATATAAATTCTTTGGCTCTGCTGAATAAACCTCCAAGACCGCCCCCTGCACTTGGGTTTATCCCTGGTGTTCCTTTGAATATATTACTAAAGATATTACCCTTTCCGCCAGTCAGACTACCAAGGCCCCCTCCGCCCCCTAAACTAGCCAAGGCAAGTGGACTTGCCCTACCTTTTGCAACGTCATATACAGTTCCTGCTTTTGCTATTAAAGCCGCAGGTGCTTGCCAAGGGCCAGGTACAAATTGAGCTACTGAAGCTACTTTTCTACCTACCTTTTTTATTTTTTTAAAAGCTTTCTTGAAAAACCCAAACTCGGGTAGTCCTGTTATAGGATTAATGGACATACCAGATCCAACGGCATATTCGTTTGGATCAAGGCCAGCTGCCCTCATTTCTTGGTTAATACGTGCTTGAGTTGCGGCTGATATAACAGGCGGTACGACACGCTCGCCCAAAGCAACGTGAGCTAGAAACTGATCTTCGTCTCTACCTAAACTTGCTATTCCTGTCCCAGTTCTGTTTATTCTATCCATTTGCTTTCAATTCTACTGTTTTTAGTCCTATTGTTAAATAAAATTCATTTCTAAATAGTTTTTTTTATCTTCCCAACAAGGACGCGAAATCAACCAAAAAACCAATAAGTAACGATCTCCTGACTGTACGGGCAGTCCTCGGTGCATGTGAGTAAAGCTTGGAAACATCAAAGCGCTACCTGTAGGAAGCGGTTCAACGACTCCTCTACCTTGAAATTCTGTTCCACCACCCTCGTATTCACCTGTATTTAAAGGAATGACTACGCTTATATCTGCGCTTGCATCGTGGTGCCAAGCGCCTTGTTGTTTGTCTCTTATATTGTAATTGGCTATTTGTATGCCGCCATCTGTTACGATTCTGCCCCAAAGCCCCATAAATATTGGGTTAAAAATGGTGCTGACCACATTCATCAAAGACAGGTAAAGTTCGGGTATATGGTCTTGTAAGACTATTTCTGGTATTTGTCTCAATGTGTCTTCTTCCGAATTAGGCTCAAAGTTAAAGTGCTTTTTTATATTTTCTAATTCGTCTCTGAATATATCGCAAAATGTTTCTGAGAATATAGGTGCGGTATATACATCTTTGATAGGTTCATCAATAACCGCATGTAAAGGGAGGTTTTCTAAGTTTTCTTGGCCTTTTGATTTCAGAAAACGAACGATATCTAATTGAGAATCTTTAATGGTTTGAAAAGTTTGGTCTTGTATAAACCAGTCAGAAGGTCGGCTGAGAAGTAAATTTTTTACCTCATACGCTGAATTTGTACTCTCTACAGCCTGCATATCAAACCTTTATACTTGTCGCTCCGTTGTTTCTGACAGTTACAGAACCCAGTTCTGATTGCAGTTCAAACCCCTGTGGATTCTTAGGAGTATGAAGCTGTATCCATTTGTTTCCAGTATAAACCTGTAAAACTCCAATAGATGTGTTCCATACTACATCACCTTCGTTAAATTTTAAAGAACCAAGCTCAGTATCGTTGAATTGTGGTGTAGAGTTTGGGTCAAACGCACCAAGGTTCAACTCCAGTATTCTGGTTAATCTGTTAAAGTTTTCTTTGGTTACAGAAGGTTGTAGTTCTGTAGGTAAACGAGTTTCTAATAATTTGCTCATCTTCTACCATCAGTCTTAACATCCATTCTAGTATCCCCTAAACGCCATCCAATAGACAAATTACCATCATTAGTAGCGTCGTCGTTTGATTCAAATCGTACTACAGCCTGTCTGCCTCTTGCCCTTAAATTTACTTTTTGAGTGGTTGAAGATACTTCAGAAGTAGAATCGGTAGTCAAAGAATCGCCTGGAAAGTTTCTTACTTTAGTTACTACGTTGACTGTACCAGAATTATCATCTTGTAAAAATTTGATATCTGGTATTAAGGCAGATATTTGCGTAAACCGATCACCATCCCCTATATCAAAATCGGCTGATTCCACAAACACGTTAGTCATCGCACTTCCGTCGTTGTCAAAACCTATTTCATGTTGATACAAGTAACCGCCGTTAGTGGCTTGTGGAAATGATTCAACACCTGAGTCTAACCATACGGTTCTAGTCAATTGACCGTAGTACCAAACTTGTTGTTGAGTGTTGTATATAACATATCTGTCTATTTCGTCGCTTGATGAAGAAGGGTAAAACCAACCCACTTCATTATGTTCACTGTTGGTAAATGCCTGTATTTTATAGGCTTGACCTGTATTAAGATCGCCAAATACATAATTATGAACGCTACAAGGCAGTTCCTGCACCGTACCGTTATATAAATAGAAATTACCATATCCCATAAAGAATACGCCGCCCGAAGAAGTGATAGCTGCTTTTGGACCTATAAGACCTGATGCTTCGTTAATAAGATTCAAAGCAAAGGTTAAAGGTGCGCCTACAAACTGCATAGAATATACAGAGGTGTCTGTAAAGATTACAACTTCTTGTCTGGACTTAACGCCACCTACAATACTAGAACCAGAAGACAATCTTACCGATCCAGCGGTATTGGTAATTTGCGGTTCAAAATCAAGTTCGTTTTCTTGATCGGAGAAAGCAACCAACATCGGATCTAACACTCCAGACCTCGCGCTACCTTCAATTGGATCAGCGCCTAAAACGATAAGGTGTCTGTCAACCTCTGAGGTTATTACTTGTAAACCTACGGTTGGTACAAGGTTGGCTCCAGCTATATCGGATAATTGGACAGCTCTGGTGCCAGTTCCGTTGTTTTCAAGCCAACGATAAATACCGCCACCTCTAGTATTCATAATAAGGTTTTCACCAAAGTTATCATGTGTCCAAAGTCTAAGCTGATTGTTACCACCTAATGAAGTTGCTGAACCCCAACCGCTTGCCCCCCACGTTCCAACACTCCACCCTGTTGATTGCACGTAAACATCAAGTCCCGTATTGATTTGGTAAGCTGCATCAGTAGCTGAACCGCCGTTTCCTGAATCACTTGCATTAGCTGTAACCGTAGAGCCAGATGTATCTTTTGCGGTAATCGTATACGTGTTGGTGCCTGTCACTAGATCTATTTGATATTCTTGATTTAGTACAGCAGCTGTTACGTTACCTCCTAAAGAGACGGCATCTGAAAATGTAACAAAATCACCGTTTACAGCACCGTGACTGGCATCCGTAACCGTTACGGTAGAAGACCCATCAGTGGCCGCAAAAGTAGCTGCGTTTGTTGTTGTTTTGCGAATTGGGGTGACGTCAGCAAAAGCTGTACCGTCTTTTATGTAATACTTTAAATGTGTTCCAATTCCTAAATATTTATTACCACTTAAAGAAATCCAATTGTGTAAGGCTCTAGCAGTTCCTAGGTATGTGCTGTCAGTAAGTTTTTGCCAACCTCCAAATTTTTCTACTCTACCTTCTCTAAATCTAATTAAATTACAATCAAACCAACCGTTTTCGGCACTATACGCTGTTCCTTCTCTGTATATACCTGGTCTGAACTGTACTTTTGAATATGGCATCTAGATTTTCTCCCACTCTTTCCCTTCAAACAAATTAGCCTCTGCTTGTCTTCTTTTAACCAAACCCGCTAAAACCTCACCACCTGCTTTATTCCAGCGTTTTATCTGTTCTGGTACGCCGCCATAATCGCCCTCATTAAGAATACGTAACAAAGTAGATTCTTTTAGATTGGTTGGTCCTAAGTTGTATACCCAACAAACTAATGCATCAAACTGACATTGATCTAACGGCACTTCTACCATATCGTTGATATAACCCTCGTACTCAGGCATCTCTTCTTTGAGTAAATGTTCGGCTTCGTTTTGGTTGATTTGATCGCCATCTTTTACATCTTTTGTATGTCCGTAGCCAATTGTCCAAACGCCTACGGAATCTTGATACGCTTCTAAACGACATCCCTCGTAGTTTTTAATTAACGATATACCTTCTTCAGATATGTTCATATTAATCGTCCTTGGTTGTGTTAGATGCACCAAAGTAAAAACTAATAATAGCTGATGCTAAACCACCAAGATATCCGAGTACCAAATTGACCAAAGCCTCTGAGTTCTGTTCGGGGGGCTGGATAGTTATGAGAAAGATATATCCTAAGAAACCACCTAATGTAGCAATACCTATAATTCTGGCTGTCCAATCTTTAGAAAAAGTTGATCTAGCGTTTTGTGTATCTTGTACTTCCAGTTTAAATACATCCACCTCTAGTTCTTTCATCTTGACCTCAAACTCAGCTTCAGCTTTTTTTAGCTCAAGCATTTGTTCAGGTGTAGCATTGTCTATGGCTTTTTGTATTTCTTTAGGTTCGTTCTTACAACCCAATACATCTGCAATCATGTTTGCAGCCATACCTCCCATCGGACCTCCTAGAGCTGTACCTAAGGTTGGTGCTACTGATCCAACTAAGTTTTTAAGTAGTGCTTTCATATATCCTCCAAAGTAAATATTTTTAAAGGCTCACTAATACCTTTAACTTCTATTGGTTGTAACGATTTTAGCTCAAAATTACAATTTTTTGCAGTCTCCTCTGCAATTATTAAATCTTTACCTACAGTCTTGCAGCTAGATTCACACCTAGCAGCGATATTAACAGCACTTCCTATAGCGCTATAGTCAAATCTTGTGTTACTACCCATGTTTCCTATAACTGCTTCTCCTGTATTTATACCAATTCCTATTGATACGCCTACATCCGATTCGGCAAATTGTTTTTGTATTTCTTTCGCACATTCTACGGCTGCTTGTTCGTGATTTTGCAAATCTATAGGAGCGTTAAATATGGCCATCATTGCATCACCTATATATTTATCTACCATACCCTCGTACTTTTTAACTGCGTCTGATTGAATAGTGAGAGCTTGATTCATAATTTGAGTCACTTGTTCGGGATCCATGTGTTCGCTCATCGCAGTAAAACCACGTACATCAGTAAATAAAAAGGTACATCTTTTCTTTTCTCCACCTAGTTTTAACAGACTGGGATCAGATTGCAAAGCTTTGACTTGTCTTGGATCCAGATAATGTTCAAATTGTTTTTTAATCTGCTGTCGCAACTTATATTGTTCTCTGAACTTTATATAATAAGATACGCTACCAACAATAAATTGACTTATAAGGGTCCAAGTCACGTCAATCAAAACACCATTTTTTATGGTGTAAATGCCGCCAATCGCAACTACAACCAAACTTGTAGATATACCTATCAAACCTACAGTCATACTTAGTTTTTGTGTTAGATACCAAGCAAGCAAAATAAATATGGTGAATATTAAAAGCTCTGACGCTAAATGCCACTCGGGTATTTTTGGAGAATTTGGCAATAAAATTGATTCAGCTAAAGCAGCTTGTAAATGATGAGGATTCATCAGACCGTTGGGTGTAGGAACCTGCGGTAAAATGCCCCCTCCACTTGTGCCAATAATTACATATTTATCTTGAGCTAGTGAGATATCACTCAAATTTATAATAGGAGTATCTACGTAGCTTACCCATTTACGCATCAATGGATCTACAGATATAGGTGGTAGTGATGGTACTCTAATTTCACCATCAGTCATATTTATAATGTATGTATCTTGACCTGTAAGTTGTTTGAGTATTTCTATTGCAAAGCTTGGCGCAAATCCATCAACAGTACGCAACAGTAACGGTATTTGTCTGACCAAACCATCTACATCTGTAGGTGCTGATGCGACGCCTTGAGATGCGTTATTCTTGAGTATCTCTATATTTTCTATAACGCCTCTGGCTTGATAACCACCTCCCGTATCCTCACCCAGAATAACTGTACCTACCGTTGGCGGATAACTTTCGTTATCGTTTTCAAACATCGCCAATACAGAAGGGCCGTAGCTGAGAGCTTCAGAAAACGCTACATCTCCACCCATTCTATCTGGCTGCGGAAACGTAAATGCCCAGGCTTGTCCAAAACTGCCAGCCTCCAAAAGATTTATTTGTATTTCAGCCAAACGCTGACGCGGCAAAGGCCAACCTCCCTCTTTTTCTATATCTTCTTCGTTAATATCAAGAATTACAAAATTACCTGTAGGCTCTTGTTTTGCAACAAAAGTGTCAAAAGTTTTTAATTTAAGTATCTCAAGAGGCGTAAATTGTAAAGCTAGTGGCGTCATCAAAAGCGCAAAAAGTATTGGTAATGTATATTTTTTCATCAGCTACCTTGTTTTATGGTAATTGTATTAGAAGATCCACCATTTACTTTAACTACATTTTCTACGCCATTTTGAAAAAGAATTAGCGTATAGGCACTTGATCCGTCCAAATCCAATCTAAAAGTATCGCCTACCGATCTACGTACACTTACAACTTGACCAGTAATTATAGTTGTAATTTGTGTATCTTTGTCTTGACCTATATCCGTACCAGCAATTGTAATACCTGTAGCAAGTTTACTTAATTGGTCTTCTTCTTCGTCAACAGCTAAAGCGTCAATAATATTTAAAAGGTCTTCAAGAAAGTTTACATCTAAGTAATTGATGTCTAATTCTGTAAATTCCAAATCTGCTTCATTATCTAAGAAATCTTCTGCTAAAAAATCTATATCTAAATCTGAAAAATCTAAATAATCCGCTGTACCAACTTGTTGTTGTTCTTCGGATAGATTTTGTTTTTCATCAGGTGGATTAACAATTAGCATGTTGTCTATAAATTCCAAAGATATATCCAAGATTACAGGTTTTGACGGAGCTTGATTGTAAGTCATCGCAGTAGTCGCTTGGTATGCTTGATTCAATATGACTTGGCCCATCGCTGTTTCAACCACTATCTCCCCACTAGGATTGCCGTTTTCATCGGGTAAAAGAATAACAAGAGAACTGCCAGTTTCAGGAGTGGTCGTTATTGTAAAATCCGTACCCCTTACATACACGTCAGCGCTTGGGGTTTTTATACGTATGGCTTTTTTGTTGTTGAATTTACCTGTAACAAATCTAGCCGTTCCTGAAGCAAAACGTAAAGCCATTTCACTCTTTGCTGGGTTAGGATCGTAAATGTAAGAGTTGATTACTAACTTGCTATGATCCATAACTCGCACAACAGTATCATCTTCAAACCTTATAGCAACTCTACCTGCCTCAGTCTTTACGTTGTCAAGTTGCTGTATAGGAAAAGCTAACTCAGCGCCATAGGCTTTATCTCTGTAAACCTGCGCGTTGCCTTTTAGTTCGCTAATACTTCCAATATTAACAGCTTGTGCTTCCGCCCTGATCGTTTTGAATAACGCAAACGGTGCTAGTAGTAGAACCAGTGCTAATAATCTTGAGCCAGTCATTATCTAATGTACTTTGTTGTTGAATATTAAAGGTTCTATTGCTACCTGTGTGGTCTAACCAAAAGTAGCCTCCTGCGTACCCATCTCCATCATACGTCACAGTATTATCAGAACCGTCTATATCCATATAGTTTGTAGCACCATCTATATCTATGGCAGATGTAATGCTGTTACTTGAACCATTTATAATCCAATCAAGATCAAGAGTGCTTGCCAAAGCAACGGTAGCGTGATTCAAAGTGAAGGTATTGCTATTGCCTGTGACGTCAACATTAATATTAGATGAGTCTGCACCGTAGGTGTTAGTCTTATCAGTGTTCATGTTGAAAGTGTTGCTGTTACCGTCAAATTCAAAAAAGCCAGTATATGAATCTGCGGTAATGTCACCTAAAAATTTGTTACTGTCTCCTATTTGGTTAATATCAAGAGTCATAGCTGTACCGTCTAAGTTAAGAGCAGTCATTGTTCCTGCTACGGCATCTATACCACCAATGATGTTCCCAGAACCAAGTTGTTCTAAATCCATATTTGAATTTGAAGATCCTGAACTTTGATCAACAAATATCTCATTGTCTGCTGCAAAAAGGGGGGCAGACATAATCATAATAATTAAAAGTCTTTTCATTCTTTTAACCTCCAGTATTTATTTTCTAAGCCTTGTTTGATTGTTTCTGCAACGGCTGTCTCGATAGCCATCTGCAAAGCAATACTGGTCGGCTCATTTTTTACCGCGCCCCCTTCTAATTCTACCAATTCTGTATTGTCTGATACAAATCTAAATACGTCGTTATCTAACGATGCAGACAATACAGTTTTAGTAACCAATACTTCAAAAAGCACTCTACCAGTGCTTACTGAAACTGTTCTAAGGCTCACTGTCAGTATGTCTTCTCTAAACTGACGTGACATGCCAATACCTAAATTCCTGGCTCCCACACCTCCAGAGCTTATATTTGCTTGATAAGACAAAACACCACCAGTCATTATCATGTCCCCAAATTTGAGCGGCATAAGTTTTTGATCTTCTTCAAATGTCTCCCTTGTTGATCTGATTAACTGCCTTTCTTTAGTAACTGCATCTAGTGATACCCTTTCTACTACATCAAAGAAATTGGAGTGTTTTAGTGCGCGTATAAGGTAAGCGTGAGGTGCTTGAGTAATCGCTGTACTAAATGTGGCGTATTTTGAATTTGATCGGCGTTGACCTGTTTGATCTTTAAAACCGTCAGGATATACAGCTATGACTGGCTTTCTAACAGGTTCACCAATATCTGATAAATCTGTATATAAAGACTCTACAGTTGCTTTTTGTACGTTTTCAAAAGGTGGTAAATTATTCGCAAGGGGATCAATCATTAGCGTACAGCTAGAAAGTGAAACCGCCAATGGGAACAATAACCTCTGTAACATTGCCGTCTTCATCAGTAATAGTAACTCTTACTTCCTCGTCTGTAATTTCATATTCTATAGTGTTGCCATCCAGTTCCATAGATCCACTTTTACTTGTTTCTTCACCAAATAAAGATGCTTCTATTTGTCTTGCTAGGTTTGCATATATTCTGCTCGTCAGGTTTCTCATAAACCTTGCTTCAACAGTATTGGTCTTTTCTCTTTCTAGTTCGTCACGTAAGGCTTCTATTTCATCTTTGATAGCTTGTTTACGATTAGTTTCTTGATTTTCAATAGTAAGATAATGACTAGACGTACCAACTCCACTAAACGAAGGGTTTTTAAATTCATGCACCATTTCGTCAGCTTGTATTTGTTGAATTGCAACTACCAATAAAATGATTGTGGTGCCTATTATAAAAAATATACTATCGTTTAAATTCATCAGTCTTTTCGTTGGTCTTCTCTATCAGCCTTTGCAATTTTATTGCTGTCTATTAACTGCGGTACACCTAATATAGTTTTGATAAGTGTATCTTGACGTATGATCTCGTTATCTAAACTTCTGACGCGATCAATAAGGGCGACCAAAATCCCGTGTTGTGAGTCTAGTTTTGTACCTAGTCTTTGTTCCATTTGTTCTATTTGATCAGCAACCTTATCGTCAAGCACATCAACTTTAGTTTCCATACCGTCAATAATACGGTTAATAAGTTTCCAAATAAAGAACCCCAGACCTAACGCAGCAGCTATTGGAAAGCCTACTTCATTAATAAATTGAACTGCTTGGTCCATTAATCTGGATAAGGTCTATTTTGTATATATACAATATCAAGTGCTGCCGATACTGCGAGATTTGCATTTGAGCTACTAGCTATAGCTCTTACTTCTAAGTCGGTTTTTTCTTCAAATTTTATTGGATGTCTAAACTCTTGATGAATTATATCTTGCGATAAAGCAAATTTATCTTTTACGTTAAAAACGCCTCCGTTTGGTCTAGCTACCAGAGATACAGTACCAAATTTGTTAGCCACCTCGGTATTCATACTAATATCTATTTGATATAAAAAAGCTGTATACCCTCTAGGAACTGTCCAGAAA